CCCTATTTGACGGAGAAACCATCAATATTAGACTGGATTCGTTTCCTTCCTAATATGAGCACTATCAGAATACACATCCCTGCGAAGGATGAGCAACCTAAGGTCTTAAGTCTTACGACTGTAGACCCGCTCATACTCAGAGCAATCGGGCGATCGCTTTCCAGTGAGCAGGTATTGGAGTATGTCAAGTCGTATTACACGATTCGGCGTCTCTTCTACCCTCTCGGGTAGCGATTTGGTTATCCTACCTCACCGACCTAAGTAGGTGGCCTATTTCAGCTCCTGTCCTTAGATCGGCTTCAGGGCCGATCTCAAGCTTGACTTACGGTATTCGCGGATCTCCGGCAATATCGTATAGGGAGGGTCCCATTCGGCGTCTCTTCCCCGTCAGGTCCTTGTTTAAGGGACTTTACCGGAGCGACTTGGTTATTCTACTTCGGTCGAGCGGCAGCTTGCCCACTCGCCTTCAGAGCCGAGCTCAGATACGATATTCCGGGTCACCTCGATTCGGCGTCTCTTTCTGTCGTTAGACAGACGATTTGATTATTCTACTTCACTAAATATTAGTAGGTGGTCTATTTCAACTCCTGTTCTAACACTTAGCTTCAGAGCCGAGCTCAAGATACCGCACAGTGAGAGTCCCCTCTCACCGCCTCGTTGATACCTACTCATTATTGACTGGGTCAACAGTTGCCCTAAACGTACTAGAGTATCGGTACCATCTCTTTAACATCTTCGATTCAGACGTCGGAGGCGCCGCCTCTGACACCCGAGTTTGGATGTTACGAGGGAATGGTAACGCCGCGAACTCAGTTTCGATCTCTCGGAACTGAGTCCACAGGTTCTCAAGGCTCTCCCAGTCAAGGGAGCATCCCGGAGAGTCCGAAGATGCCTGAGGCAATAAGATTTCCTCTAGCTTAGTACGAAGGTCTCGAGCGGTTATGACCACATCCATAAAGGCCTCCCTGTACACGGTCTCATTCAAGGAATCGACCACCTCGCTAGGCGTGGTGGCTTCAATCCCTGGATGATTCGATGCACGGTCGGGCCCTCGTGGTGTCGTGCCATAATGTTCACGATCCCTATAGACCGTCCCTAACCTCTTAGCCAAAGCTATCAGCTCTGAATAAGAGTCTAGGTATTCGAGTATGAGTTTTACCTCTTGCTCGAAGAATAATCTACAGAGACCTTGAACCCTGGTCATGGAGGTCTTATACAGGGAGGTTACCGATTTTAAGGGTAACCAACCTTTTAGACCTTTATAACCAGGCCCCCCAGGACCGTAGAACGTGATTATATAGTTACGCAATCGTTTTGGGAGACTGAAGAGGCGTTTTGATGCTGAAGCCTTCGCGCGGTACCCGTAACCTAAGACAGATAGCATCTGTCCAAACGTTAGTGAGTACTTACGCGTTAGCTCCAATAGGCCAGCTAGGGAAAGCCGGCCCACCACAAACTCGGCAAATGGAACCATTGATACGTTCACTCCGTTAAGGAATGTCCGTTTCGCAAATTCCAACGCCTTGCCTGATGTTGAAACTAAGGACTTGTGGTCCCCAATCCCGACATCTAGTGCCTTCATTATCCCAGCGTATTGTTTGGCGACACA